CCCCTCCGGATAGGCAATAAAACCCCTATCTTGGTTTTGACCACCCTTTGATGGTTCGTCTCGAAAGGACTGAACGAAATGGCCAATGCGCGGCATCGAGTGGATGACCAACGGGGAACGATATCCGGTACGTACAAAACGTATGGGAGTTTCCCGTCAGAAACACTTGTGAGCCAAACATTGGTCGGTCGCAACGACGTTTGTGATGACGTGGTTGGGAATTTTCGCTCTGCGAATGATTTCCTCTCCGTTAAGCAGACTACGTTTCTGCCTAAGTTCAACGGTAGGTATCCGCTAACTGGTACCAAGCTTAAAGAACACATAGGTGTTCCAGCTGGGTACAAACCTGCGCCGCCTACGCCCACATCGAGTTACCCACCCTTCACACTTGTGGAGTTAAGTAACTTGGCGTGGAGTGCCCTTGCAGCTACAAACATAAATGTACCGGACATTCCAGTCCAGACGTTTATCGCGGAGCTCAAGGACGTGCCTTCTCTAGTTAGGGGTTGGGGGAAAGGTCTCCTTAAAGATGTAGCGCGAGGCCACCTGGCCTGGCGCTGGGCATTAAAACCCATGATTAGGGATCTTACCAGTATGTACAACTTTGCCGAGGGCGTTGATGAACGCTTTCGGTTGTTGGACAGATTAACAACTGGTAAGGGAAAGACGATCAAGCGAAAGAAATCACTACGTAGCTCCTCGAGTACTAGCACGTCGACAGTACAACTACTGTCGGTGGGTGCAAATATTCAAGGGCGGCGCACTCTGACCGTATCCGAAAGGGTATGGTGCAGCGTCAGCTGGAAGCTGGCGGATGGGGTGATCCCTCGCGTCTGGAATAACCGGGAGATACAGCGCATGCGCGGTATATCTCGGGGTCTAGCAGCAGGCATTAACTCAGCAGGAGCGCTCGCAGCTCTTTGGGAGGTAACTCCCTGGAGTTGGTTGGTGGATTGGTTTGCTGGTATCGGCACAGTCATGGCCGCGACCAACAACACGATCCCCCTCACGTGGGGCACTATATGCATCATGCGAACCACCTCTGCGAAAGCCTTGGTGGAGCCTCTGACATCTAGTGCGGACTTAGCATGGTGTGTGCCAGATGGCAGCCATGTTCAGTCTGAGGTAAGGAAGGAACGCCGAACAGCGTCACCGACCTTGCCTTTCGCACCATCTTATTTGCCCCTTATTTCGGGCAAACATTGGTCGATCCTGGGATCGCTTGCGGTCCTAAAGCGCTAGATTGCGCTAGGGATCGTGGGTTTTCACAGGAAAGGTAACTTCCCATGCTTGGGACAACGTTCGTGCTCGGATTGGCAGCAGGGTCTAAGACCTTGCCGCTGATCAATCAGAGCAAAGACTATCAAGCGGAGTATTATCTGCGCGAGAGTCTCGTCTCTTACCGCGTATCAGTGCGGCACTCCAATGTCACAAAAGCTGGGGTCATTTATGACCGCCACAACATTGAGGTGCTAATCACTGTCTTCGCGGCCGGGGCCGTCCCCGAGTTCACCCGGAAATCGTACGTGGTTGTCGAGCGTCTGCCCGGCGACACGTACACGGATGACGCTGACGCGTTGTCCGATTGGCTGATTGCATCCAGCAATGCCAATCTGGTGAAACTCCTCAATTGGGAGAGCTGAGAAGCTCAATTAGTTGGGTAGGACGAACTGCTTGTCTTACGCTGCGTGGGACATACTAGGTTAATAACCCTATGTCTAAACGCCACGTAAGGGAGTTGAGAGAGGTATACGAAAACATCTTCCAAGATGCTAAGTATGCCTACCCGACACTAGCAGTTGAGCTAGATAAGGATCTAGCTCGATTGCTAAAACTTGTTGACTGTCGAGGAGTCTGCGTATTCGCAGTATACCTCCCAGCTGCCGGTAAGCACTTTGATAGGTGCCTATCGACGGGCCAATATGAGTTTGCAGGTCTTCCGCTCACAGGAGCCAGAAGCGCAAACGTGAGGCTACCCAAGTTTCTTGGGTGTCTCTACTTATTGGTTTTCAACAAGGACGGATTTCTAAAGGAGGACTGCGATGTGGGTGCTATACGCTTTATCAGGCAGCTCTATTTGGCTGCTAAGAAAGCTACACTCGATTGCGGCGCTCAGGATGTCTTGGACGAAGTCCAGGAGTTCTGTGACGTTGACCTTCTTCTGCCGGAACCGAATGGGTTCTGGTGTGAGGAAGCCCCGACTGACGAAGAGTGCGCGGCCTCGCACCCGGGATTCCGGGCGGAGACGTGGTACTTAAGTAAGTTGGGAGAGGAAGAGAGATCTTCCATGTCAGACCTTTTGGCGTGTATCGACCTCACGGCCGGTCACGTCAACGCAGCATTAGGGCACTACCAACCTGATGACTGGCGCTTTAGACATGGTCCAGGCGCCGTCTCTGAGCGGACAGGGTCGGTTAACAAATACCAATTTGTTAACTGGTCCGAACGCCTAGAGAGCGTGTACCCACTAGCTGACCATGGTTTTCATAACCATGGCGCCTGGGTAGATTGGGTGCAATCAGAACAAGGCAGTCACCCTTCGGGGTTCGGCCTGAGAGCGTGGGAGATAGGGTCTTCCGACCCTGCATCACGCCTGATTGCGGTACCTAAGACCTATAGTAAGCCACGGCTGATTGCAGCCGAGCCTACTGAGCATCAGTGGTGTCAGCAAAATGTCTGGCACTACTTTTGTGAGCGAGTAAAGCGAACTTGGATTTCCAGGTTCATCCAGTTCCGGGATCAAACCCGTAACCAGGAGCTTTGTTTGCATGGGTCCCGTACGACCTTGTTAGCTACTGTTGATTTATCAGCAGCCAGCGACAGGGTATCCTGTCATGCCGTGGGGAACTTGTTTAGGACCAATATTGGTCTTTTGCAAGCTCTGCGTGCATCACGTACTCGCTATCTTGATCAAGACCTGAACAGTGATGTTCCGGCCCGGATTACGTTGAGAAAATTCTCAACGATGGGTAGCGCCTGTACCTTTCCA